ATTTAATTTATAACTTTTACACAGATAGAGCAGTCGATGTGGAATATGTAAAGGAAAACTCAGTGCATTTTCAAACACACATAATTCATTCAAAATCGTTGACTTCTAATTAGTTTTATAGTATAATAATACACAGGTAAATATTAGTTTATATTACAAACATTCACGGATACACACATGCAGGTAAAAAAGAGAGACGGCAGATTAGAAGAACTTAACATAGACAAACTACACAAAGTCGTAATGTATGCCTGCGAAAACATTACTGGTGTAAGTGCTTCTCAAGTCGAAATAAACAGTCAAATACAATTCTTTGATTCAATCAAAACAGAAGATATTCAAGAAACACTGATCAAAAGTGCGGCCGATCTAATCACTGAAGAAACACCAAACTATCAATATGTGGCAGGTAGACTTATCAACTATCATTTGCGTAAGCAAGTGTACGAAACATTTGAACCACCATGCTTATGTGATATTATTCAAAAAAACATAGACGCAGGATTCTATGATTCTGAGTTCACAGAACTTTATACCAAAGCAGAAATAGATGAACTAAACGAATACATTAAGCACGACAGAGATGAAGTATTAACTTATGCGGCCATGGAGCAATTCCGTGGTAAGTATCTTGTACAAAATAGAGCAACAGGTGAAATATTTGAAACACCTCAAGTTGCATACATGATGATTGCGGCAACATTGTTTAGCAAGTATCCAGCAGAAACAAGAATGAAGTATGTAAAAGACTACTATGACGCAATTAGCACATTTAAATTAAGTCTGCCTACACCTATAATGGCAGGTGTAAGAACTCCTCAAAGACAATTTAGCAGTTGTGTACTAATAGAGACAGGGGATAGTTTAGATAGTATTAATGCTACAAGTAGTGCTATTGTGAAGTATGTTAGTCAAAAAGCAGGCATTGGCATAGGTGCAGGTAGTATTAGAGCAATTGGTAGTCCTATTAGAAAAGGCGATGCAACTCACACAGGTGTTATCCCTTTTTACAAGTTATTTCAATCAGCAGTTAAGTCTTGCAGTCAAGGTGGCGTAAGAGGCGGAGCCGCTACATTATACTATCCAATTTGGCATTTAGAAATTGAAGACATGCTTGTATTAAAGAATAATAAAGGCACAGAAGAAACCAGAGTTCGTCATATGGACTATGGTGTACAATTTAATAAACTTATGTACGAAAGACTTATTGCAGGTGAAAACATCACATTGTTTTCTCCACATGATGTTCCTGGACTGTACGATTCCTTCTTTACAGATCAAGATAAATTCAAAGAACTATATGAAGCGGCAGAACGTAAAACAAGCATAAAGAAAAAAAGCATATCTGCTTTAGAACTGTTTAGTGCCTTTGTACAAGAACGTAAGGACACTGGTAGAATTTATTTAATGAATGTTGATCATGCTAATACACACGGAGCATTTATTGAAGATGTAGCACCTATTAGACAAAGTAATTTATGCTGTGAAATTGATTTGCCAACCAAACCGTTAAGCAATATTAGTGAACCAGAAGGTGAAATTAGTTTGTGTACTTTGAGTGCAGTAAATTGGGGTGTTGTGAAAGACACAACCGAATTAGAAAAAGTTGCTGATCTATCTGTTAGAGCATTAGATGAATTATTAGACTATCAGGAATATCCAGTATTAGCGGCAGAACTTAGCACAGTTAAGAGACGTCCTTTAGGAATAGGTATTATTAATTTAGCATTTTGGATGGCTAAAAATGATATGACGTATCAAGAGCCTAATTTAGAACTTATAGATGAGTGGGCAGAAGCATGGAGTTATGGATTGATTAAATCAAGTGCTGAATTGGCCAAAGAAAAAGGACCATGCCCAGGGACAAACGAAACTAAATATGGGCAAGGCATAACACCTAATCAAACATACAAACAAGATGTAGATGAGTTAGTAAAACATAAAGAAAGAAAAGATTGGAAAAATCTTAGAAAGCAACTTGCAGAAATAGGCATAAGAAATTCAACTTTGATGGCATTAATGCCGGCAGAAACGTCTGCTCAGATAAGTAACAGCACGAATGGTATTGAGCCACCACGTAGTTATGTTAGTGTAAAGCAAAGCAAACATGGTGTGCTAAAGCAAGTAGTACCAGGTTTTCCATACTATAAAAATAAGTATGACTTACTGTGGGATCAAAAGTCTCCAGAAGGATACTTGAAAGTTATGGCTGTTTTACAGAAATATGTAGATCAAGGTATTTCAGTAAATACATCATATAACCCAGAGCACTATGAGGATGAAAAAGTTCCAATGAGTGTGTTAATTCAGCATCTAATGATGTTTTATAAATATGGTGGTAAGCAACTGTATTATAATAACACTTATGATGGTCAGGGTGAAATAGATATTAACAAGGAAGAAAACAGAAAGTCAATAGAAGCGAATTTCGTTGAATCAGCAGATATTGTTGTAGACGAAGATGATTGTGAGAGTTGCAAAATTTGAAAAAGAAAATGAGTGTATTAGACGTAAAAAACAAATCAGATCACACTAAGGCCAAAATGTTCTTAGACACTAATGGCGGCTTAGGTATGCAAAGGTTTGATATTCTTAAATACAAACAATTTGAAAAAATTACTGATAAGCAGTTAGGTTTCTTTTGGAGGCCTGAAGAAGTTGATATCATAAAAGATGCTAAAGATTTTAAGGATCTTAGTAAACATGAACAACACATTTTTACAAGTAATTTAAAAAGACAAATACTGTTAGATAGTGTACAAGGACGTTCACCTAACCTTGCCTTTTTGCCTATTGTTAGTTTACCAGAAGTAGAGAATTGGATCGAAACTTGGGCATTCAGTGAAACAATTCACAGTAGAAGTTACACGCATATAATTAGAAATGTGTATCCTAATCCAAGTAAAGTGTTTGACGAAATGCTTGATGTTAAAGAGATTATTGATTGTGCTGATAGTATTACAGAAAATTATGATAGTTTAATAGAATATAATGAGTTAAGAAATAAAGGCTGGAAAGCATACAGTGAATACGAACACAAGAAACGTATTTGGAAATGTTTAATGAGTGTAAACATATTAGAGGGTGTTCGCTTTTATGTATCTTTTGCATGTAGTTGGGCATTTGCAGAACTTAAAAGAATGGAAGGTAATGCAAAAATTATTAAACTAATAGCAAGAGACGAAAATGTTCATTTAGCAAGTACACAAACAATGCTAAAACTTTTACCAAGAGAAGACAAAGACTTTGAAAAAATCAAAGAAGAAACTGCAGATGAATGTAAACAGATGTTTATTGATGCAGTAGAGCAAGAAAAACAATGGGCAGAATACTTATTTAAAGACGGGAGTATTATTGGCCTCAATGCAGAACTTTTAAAGCAATATGTAGAATACATAGCGGCCAAAAGAATGTATGCAGTAGGCCAGGAAAAGGTATATAATATGGGTACCAATCCTTTACCTTGGACACAAAAATGGATAGGTGGAGGCGAGGTACAAGTAGCACCACAAGAAACAGAGATAAGTTCTTATGTTATAGGTGGTACAAAACAGGACGTTGAAAAAGACACATTTAAAGGTTTTCAACTTTAACACACAGGAAAATTATGTACAATACAAAAGACTTAATTGGTAAGGTTATTACTGTAAAATTGTTATCTGGACTTGAGATTATATCTAAACTTATTGGATATGATGATAAGAAAGGAATATTAACAATAGACAATCCTAAAATAATTGTTGTAGCAGAAGGCGAAGTTGCAACTATGCCTTTTACCTTTACAGGAAATAGTGTAATGACATTTATAAGGGAATCTGATTGTTTAGCAATATTTGAATCAGCAGAAGCAAGTGCGGAAGATTATATTTCTCAATTAAGTGAACCTAAAGCACCTACAGAAGAATAAAAAAGGCATAAATAATACATTATGCCAATGTGTGGAAAAGTAGGTGGAAGTTTAGTCGGGCCAGGTATAGACTTAGGTCCCGGAGTTCCTAATATTCTTGTAGAAGGACAACCTATAAGTGTTATAGGAGATCTTGTTGCACCTCATGGCGAACCACCTCATTCATCACCTACAATAATCACTGGTAGCGGTACTGTATTAGCAAGTGGCAGGCCTGTTGCAGTTCAAGGCATATCCTTTGCTTCTTGCGGACATTCAATGATAACTGGAGCGGCAACGGTACAAATAGGAGCCTAAATGGCTTCTCTTATCTCAGTAAAAGGCCCTCACGCAAGAAACACAAATAATAGATTAAGAGTGCAATGGAACATGGGTAATTCTTGTAATTATTCATGCGAATACTGTCCTACAATCTTACATGACGGTTCTAAGCCTTGGTTAAAGACTGAGGTATATATTGACACTATTGAGCGACTTACAACGCACTACAACGCATTAAATAAAGTCTTAGACTATGAATTAATAGGAGGAGAAGTAACTGTTATACCTGGATTTGAAGATATAGTTAAAAAGATACATGAGTTAGGTTCTTCGTCGATTGTGTTTACAAACGCAAGTAGAACTATTAATTGGTGGAGTAAAGCAAAACATTATATGGATGGCGTAGTACTTACATACCACCCTTTAACACAGGATAAACAGCATTTTAAAGACGTTATTAACGAAATAAAGGATTTTGTTACAATAGACATAAACATTGCAGGAATAGGCGGACAAGTAAATAATTTAGGCTTATTTGTTGAAGAACTTAGAGATTTATTTAAAGATTGCAAATTAAATGATTATAACCACGTAAGTATATGTGTTAAAACTATGTACAAAAAAATGTTAGGTAAGAACAGTAAGCAAGAAACATATTGGACTTATACACCAGAAGAATTGGAAGTATTGCAAAGACCGGGAGTAAAGCCGATGCCATTGCCAGAACCACAACCAAATGAAGAGCATATCGAACCAGATCCTACCGCATGGATGACTGAGTTCTTATATGATGACGGTTCTAAAAAGTATGTGCAAAGTCATCAAATTATAAATGAAGGCTTAAACATTTTTAAAGGCATGAAATGTCATTTAGGCTTTGAAAGTTTAAATATAGATGCTAATGGTGATATTTATAGTAGTTGGTGTGGTGCTGTAAATTTTGGTAATATTTCTAATAAGGATTGGTCTTTATTAGAAAGTAAACCTATATGCCCGTTTGATTATTGCAATAACATATCAGACATATCTATAACCAAAACAGTCTAAAAAGTTTTCTTCTATATTGCTTAATTGATTATTTTTTAAATTTATTTTTTTATGATCTATCTCAGTAAGTCGCTTTAGGATACCGCTTAGGTAGTGTACATATTCATCTTTGTATAAGTAACTAAAGTCAGTAACATCAGAAGTATAAGTGTTAACATAATCTTGATAATCGTCATACCAATCAAAGCATAAAGAATTACTAAACACTTCATAAAAATGTCTATTAGGTAAAACATATCCTAAGTAGTTTACATATATATCTTTGTAGTCTTTATAATCCGCTACTTCTAAATTAAAATTATTAATTTCTAATATTTGTTTTGAGTTTAATATATTTCTTTTAGATGGTTTATTTTTTAGATACTTTAATAACTTTCTCCTTCCCTCAACACTTCTATATGCTTCTTTGCTTTCTGTTTCGGATAGTAGTTTAAGTATTTTGTTTTTTGTATCTATCAAGCCTGACTTTGATCTTAAAAACTCATTTTCATTTGGTAAATCATACTCTAATGCAAAAATATCGTATAGCCATTCTCCATTAGAGTTAATTACATTAGATAGATTATTATCAAATGTTACGCCTTTGCTAATTTTTAATTCTGTATTGTATGACACACATAAATCAATTACATCAGGTAAATCATTTAAGTTGTGTTTATATGCATGAAACTCTAATATAGTTTTACTTTTTGTTAATTTTAAAAATTCTTTAAACTTGTTTATATCAAAGTTCTCTATTATGTTTTTATCATTGTGATTTATACCGTAGTTCTTTACATAAAATCTTATGTTATGTTTGCATAATTCTTCTATATTACTTTTGTCAAAATTTGAGCCATATGTGAAAACAAAAGGGTGCAGGTCTTTCTTGTTGCAGTATGTAATAACATCTATTAATTTATTGTACTCTAACGCATCGCCAAAGAAACTTTCAAAGAATATTGTTTGATTTTTATCTAAACTATCTAATATTTTTTTTATATGGCTGAAAGGTAAATCTTTTTCTGGAAAGTTTCGCTTACCAAAACGATGATATATCCATTGTCCTTGCGGACCAATTGGATTATATGTTGAAGACCTTGAAGTCAGATCTATATTAACTGTGTTGTATGTCATTTAAACTTTACGGTTTTTGTGGTACTGCGCCTTCGTAAGTAGTTGTTTCTACAGGATCGTAACTTGATGTATCTGTATCATAATAATAACTACTTGCAGAATCTAACTCGCTTTCTGCTGATGTATAAACACCAACACTATATTCTTCAACAAGCACATTACCGCCAACTTCACCTCTTACTGCAAACATGTAAATACCTGGTGAAACATTTGCTGGTAAACTATTTGTGTTTGCTTCAAACACACCAGTTCCTACATTAAATGACATCCAAGGTGATAATGGACTAAATGTTAATACTTCAACATTTGCGGCTGTGTTATTTAAGCCGAGGTCTACATTAGCAATATTATTTACTTGAATATTCATTATCCTACTTGATGGAACTGTAAACAAGTCTGAACTGTCTTCGGCATCGAGTGTAAGTAGACTTAAATTAATTGCATTTAAATCTACGTTTGAGTTTGATCCTGGCTCAACACCAATGTATTGCTTACCTAAAGTAGAACCTTCTGCAATTACAATGTCTTTAATTTCGTTTGAGTTTTTATTCTGATGCTTTTGAATATAACTTGCTACGCCACCTGCAACTATGCCTGCTGTTAAACTTGTACCATCTGCACTAAGATAATCATCATCTGGTGACAGCACTTCTGCATAGTTTACATCTTCACCTAATGCAAAAATATCTAACGGTGATCCGTAGTTTGGTCCAGGGTTTGAAACACCTGAAGGACCAAAAGGCATATTTGTGAATCCACATACATTACCGTTTCTATTTACTGAACCTACAGTAATAATTTCTGCTACACCACTTGGTGAATATGAACTTACATTTGCATTATGATTACCTGCCGCCGCTACTACTACAAGATTACCGCTATTAAGTTCTCTGACTTTTGCATCGATAAAATCGTTTTGCGGTGTAGTCCAAGGTAGGCAAACAACTTTAACATCGTCTTGATCGTTTGTATCGTGATGTCCTTTAACTGAACTTAGAGCACCTATAATGTGTCCAATTTGAACATTACCTGAATTGTTTTGGAATGCTTTTACATTGTAGAGACCGGCATTTTTTGCAACACCAATATTTTCGCCAACTATTAAACTTGCTACAGCAGTACCGTGCCCTGCAGTATCTATACCACCGTCACTGTATTGTGTAGATAAAAGTTGCACATTTGAATTTGCTAATTCAATGTGATCACCATCAACGCCTGTATCAACTATGTACACAGTTACGCCATCACCTTTATACTTAGGTCTAAAGTTTACATCTCCGTAGAGACCAGTTTCTATTGCATTGTCTAATCTGTTGTCCAATGTTCTGAAATGCGAGTAGTCAATTGCTTGTGACTCAACTGCAACCTCAGAAGTACTTAAACTTTGATGCGAAATGTTAGATATATTTGCAAGTTGTTCTGCAGTTGCTTCTATCTTGTAAGTATATGTTAATGCATATATTTCACTAATAGTTGCCCCGGCGCCTGTAATTTCGTTTCTGGCTTCCGTAGAACTTGCAAATGAATCTGGATTTAATGCTACAATATATTCTGCCATTTAAGTGCTCCAAAAATCATGATTTGTATTGTAAATTTACATAAGTATTTATCATAATATTAAAGATTACTTTAACTATGTGGCATAATTAATCAATGAAAATTTTCTCAATAGGTAAGCCAGAGTCGCTAATTTTAGATCCTGAAGCAGGTATCTTGATGTATTCGTTAAAGGAAAATCATAAAAACTTATATCATCTTCTGCAAAAAAAATTTGCAGGACTTAAGAACGCATCAGTGTGTTTGAGTGGCGGCGGTGATAGCCAGTTTATATTATTAATGCTGTT